CTGCTGGAATCCAGTCCGCACGATCCCCATGCGCTGGCCAGCGGCGGACATCTGCGCGCCAGCTGTCGTAGCGGCCGTACCAGCACCCACGATGCGCTGAGCAAACCCGACCGTGGACTGGGCAGCCGCGGAAATTCGCGAAGCAATCAAGCGGAAGCCGTCGATGGCAGCTCGGACAGCACCAGAGACGCGGCCAATGCCCGTACCCAGGGTGACGAAGGCAGAGCCGAGGATGCCCGCCACCGCAATGATCTTGAACAGGGTCGGGTGGGCCTTGGCAAAGTTGGCGATCAGCTCGGCAACAGCCAGCACGAGCTTGAGGACCTCGCGGCCGACCGGCGCCAGCACCTGAGTGATGTCCCAGACCGCCTTGGCGAACCGGCCGATGATGGTGATCAGCTCGATGAGCCGGTCGCCCATCTGCTCGAACCAGCGTTCCATCTCGCCGGACGAGCGCTTCTGGGCAGCCCAGTTCCGGAAGGCGTCGGTGATCTTCTCGGTGAACTTCCCAAGCTTGACCACCAGCGGACCGGCCACGACCATGATGTGCCGGAAGGCGTCGGCCAGGTTCAGTCCCGCCTGTCCGAAGTGCTTGAACGCCGTGACGTTGTTGTCCGAGATGGTCCGCAGGTCCTTGCGCCACGGACCAGAGGTCATCATCTCCGCGCCCTTAATGGCCAGGTCGCCGATGGCGTTGCCCATGTCGACGAGACCGTCCTTGAGGATCGGCGTCAACTTGAGCATCTGCCGCCAGGACTTCTCCAGCTTCGGCAGCATGGCTTCCTGGACAGCGAAGGAGACGCTCTTGAAGGCGGGCTTCAGCTCTTCGTCGAGGAAGGTCGCGAACTTCTTGCCCGCCGGAGACAAGTCGTCCATCGCGTCCTTGACCTTGGCGGCCTCCGACGCGCCAACCTGTCCGGACTGGCGGTAAGCCTCTTGCAGCGAACGCTGGGCGTCAGCGATGCTGCGTGCGGCATCTTCCTGAGCCCAAGCCGCCTGCTGCTGAGCCCGAGCCAGCTGCTCCTGGGCACGCCGGACGTCCTTGGCCCCGTCGCTACGGGCGCGCTGCAGGTTCGTCTCCGCCTCACGGACACTGCGGGTGGCCTCCTGCACCCGGCGCCGGGCCGACACCACCTGATCGTCGCCAGCGACCCCCACCTGGGCAGCGTGCGCGGACTCCTTGCGCAGGTCGCCGACACGATCCCGGATCTCAGCCAGGCTCTGCTTGGCCTGCCGGACAGCCAGCTCGGCTTCCTTGTACTCGATCGACGAGGCGCTGGTCTTGGAGATCCGCTGCCGGGCTTCCTGTACCGCCAGCTCCGCTTTCTGGACCTCCAGCAGTTCCTTGGCGCGCTTGGCGCGAACGTCGTCGACCTGCTGCTGCGCCTTGGCCAGGTTGAGCTTGAGCTGCTCAAGGCTGGCTCCAGACACACCAGAACCGGCCGCCTTCTCGAGTGCAGTCTTAGCCTGCTGAACCTTCAGTTCCGCCTGCTGCATCTCCAGAACGGCGGCCGACCTCTTGCGCTTGACCTCTTGCAGCCGGTCTTCTGCCTCAGCCAGATCGAGTGCTAGCTTGCGTGCCTCCAGGTCGTTCGGGCCAGCCTTCATACCCGCGAGCCGCTGCTGAGCCTTCAACAGGGCAAGGCTGGCTGCTTCCTCGTCCAGGGCGGCCGCCCGCAGAGACAGCCGCAGGTCTTCAATGCGCTCCTTGGCATCTTCCCGAGCGCGGTTGAGTTGCTCTTGTGCGTACTGCGCCTGGCGCTGCGCGTTGGACAGGCTGCCCTCGGCGGCCTCGACACGGCGAGCGGCCTGCTCCATCGCGTCGGAGACAGCGCGACGCGCGTCGGCGACTTGCTGAGCTCCCGTGATGGCGGTGCGGTCCGCCTGAATCTGGGCACTCTCAAGGCTGGCGACCGCGTTCGCGATCTGAGCTTGAGCAGCAGCCCGCTGGTTGCCGAGGGTCACCGAGCGCTGGGCGGCCTTTTCCTCCCGCTCCCCCAGGGCCTTAACGGCGTCGCCAATACCCGAGAAGCCAGCCACCAGGGCGCCGATGGACTGTCCGGCGAGGGAAACGGCGTTCGGGATGGCAGCCAGCGCGGCCGCGGCGGCGGGAGCAGCGTGCCCGATCGCGCCCAGGCCCGCCAGGATCAGGCCGGTCCAGCCGATGATCCTGGCTCCACCGTCGGCGTCGAGGTGGACCTGCACCCGGCGTCCGTCGAGACGATTCGCCGCAGCATCGACCGCCCCCAGCTTGGCCATGGCCTCAGCGATGTCGGCGTCCGTCTTGATGTTGATGTGTTCGCGGCGGGCCGACAGCGACTCGATCTTTGCCTTGGCCTTGGCGATCTCGGCGTCGACGTCGATCTTGGTCTCGCCGCGCTTACCCTCGAGCTCACGGATACGCGCCTCGGCCTTGGCAATGTCCGCATCAACTTTAATGTTGATCTCGGACCGCCGAGCCTCCAAGACGCGGAGCTTGGCCTTGAGTTCCTCATCCTGGAGGTTGGCCTTGACGTTGACCTCAGACCGCCGAGCCTCCATGCCGCGGAGCTTGGCCTTGAGTTCCTCGTCCTTGAGGTTGGCCTTGATGTTGACCTGGCGGTCCCGCGAGATCCGGTCCAACTCGCGCTGGATCCCGGAGTCGCGCAGCCTCGGATCGACATCAACCTTCAGGTCGCCGATCTTCCTCATTTCCCGCGCAGCGCGCTTGTGGAAATTGTCGAAGCTCGGCAAAACCTGGATGAAGGTGGTGCCGACAGAATATGCAGTGGCCATCGGCACTCACCTTCCTCCAGTCATCTTGTCCGCGAGCGCGTAGACCTTCTCCAGACGCTTCCGCTGCTCCAGCTTCTGCGCGGCTGTTTCTGGTCTCGGTGCTCGCGTTGGACGGATCCGCTTGCCACCAGCAATTTGGGCCACGGTTTCAACCAAAACCATCACCGCATCAAAAACGGCGTCGATCCGTTCTGCTTCCGGGGTGTACCCCTCGATCGGAACACTATTGTCCGGTTTGGCGTCGGGGTACAGCTCGGCCATTATCTCCGCTAGCTCTTCGTCGGAGGCGTACGCCGCCTTGAAGTGGGAATGCCGCGGTAGCCTCCATATGATCCGATCGAGCTGGGACCAGGGACGTTCCCCGACGAAGAAGTCGAGAATGTCCCAGCCCCGCTCAAACAGATCGAATTCTATTTCCTCGCCAAAGCGGTCAATCAGAGAGACCAGGCGAGAAAGCTCCTCTACTCCGTCGCGGATTCGGAGCTGGGTGTCTCGGACAGTTTTCCCGCCTCATCGCCGTCTTCATCCTCGTCAGCCGGGCGGGGGTCTGCCAGGCCGAAGGCGGCCAGCACGTCCAAAACCAGGTTGTCCAACACACCCATCGGCAGCTCGTCGGCCTCCTTGATGACCTCCTCGCCGAGCTTCTCGCCGAACAGCGCCTTGATCTGGCCGTCGACATCACCGGCGAAGGTGGCCTCCTGGAGCTTCTTCTGAGCACCGAAGGTCGGGTACGGAACCTTGACAGTCTTCCCCTTGAAGGAGAACTCGACAGGCTCGTACTTCTTGCTCTTCTGGGCTTCCTTGACGTAAGTGTCCCAGCCACGCAGCTTCTTAGCCATGTTTTACCTCGGGTGGTGAGTTGGGTGGTTGATTACTGTTCGTCCCAATTGATCGTGAACTGGATAGTGTCCTCTAGTTCATCGATCTCTGGGACGTTCTCCGGCTCGACTGGAGCGGGAGTCTCTTCTGGTTCAGGAAGAACCCTCGGAACATTGTGCGGCGCAGGCTTGCTCGTGACGACATTGTACCCGCGGGCCAACAAGTCATTGACCTCTCGCGGTGTCTTAGCCGTCACTTCTCGACCGTCTTTACTGCGCAGGCGAACTGGAGCGGAGGACAACTCAAACTCCTTATTTCGGGTGGTGAATGCGAGGAGGAAGGGAAGACCGGGGCGCCCATTCACCACCCGAAGAAAAGGGCGCCCCGGCCAGGTAGGTGCGGACTACGAGGAGGACGATCCGACGCTGAAGCCCATGGCGGACAGGCGCGCAGCCAGGCCCGGGCCACCGATCATCTCGCGCATCGCGTAACCCAGGTCCGGGTCCACGTAGCCGGTGAAGGTCAGCTCGTACCGCATCTCGGTTTCCTTCGACCACGACTGCTCGGCGAACTCAGTCACCGAGGCGCGGGGCAGGAACCGGGCGAAGTAGAGCGCGTCATCACCGGCACCGTCCTGGGCCACAGCCAACAGCCGGTAGTACCGGGTCTGCGGGGTGACCGCACGGTTGTAGGCGATCTCGCCCGAGGTCGGGTCGGCCTCGACGTTGCTCATGTCGCGGTTGTGGAACATCTCCAGGGTGATCATCTTGGTTTCCTGGGCGATGACCGTCAGACCCGAGACGTCGGAGGTGATGTCCCGACGGGTGGGCTCCTGCGAGCCGTGCGACCGGACGTCGGCGTTCTCAACCTCGCGGGTCCAGTTCAGCCCCTCGGACTCGGTGTGGTGGCCGAGGCAGACGTAGTCCGGGTCCAGCGAGACCAGCTCAGCATCCGGACCGGTCGTAATTGCATTAACGGGAGAAGCGTCCACGGGGGCAGCGAACACCACCGAGTCCATCGCCTTGAAGATCAGGCGAACGTCCCGCGTAGCAAACGAATCAAGTGACATGCGAAAGCGCCCCTTTCAGTGCTGGGCTATCTTGCGGAAACAGCCCCAACGGGGGCCGAACGGGTGGGTGGTGAAACTTGGGGGGAACAGCGCGGAGGTCAGCGAGGACGCCGGAACTCGACGCGGTAACGGGCGACGTAGCGGTGAATCCGTGGGTCGCCGTAGTCGACGTAGTAGGGACCGCTCTCCGGCACAACACGGTCGATGCACGCGCCGTCCAAGTCCGTGGCCGGAGCGGCAAGCATCTTCTGGTGCGCGGTTCGAGCAAGCGTGCTTCCGGTCATGTGCGACAAGCCGAAGCACTGCAACTCGACAGTTGCGACGTCAGTAACCAAGTCCCCCGCATCGCCAGGGACACGCTGAACCTTGATGAACGAGTCCGTGAACTCGTCCGGGGTGCGCAGGCCGGTTTCGGCCAGGTCCTCGAGCAGGGCCATGACCATGTGCTCGACGTCAGGGAAGACATCTAGCGGCTGCACGACTTACCCTCGCTGCTCTTTGTCGATAGCGCGCAAAATGGCGAGCGTTTTGGTCATCGGCCGCGCAGGGTCCTTGACGTTCTTGTTGCCGTACTCGAGTGCCGCGGCGTAGGGCACGTCGGCCACCACATGGAACCCACGACGGCGCTCAACCCGACCTTTCCGCTCGGCAACAACCGGTTCGATGCGGATGCTTTCCTTGTACGCACCGGTGTCGACGGGCGCGTGCTCCTCGAGAATCCGCTTGGCCAGGCGGGCACGGCTGTGGGCGGCCTTGTGGGCGGGCTGATCCATCAGGAGTCGGGCGAAGTTCCGGTGGTTGGGTTTGTAGCGCGCCATGTCATCCCCTCCTGCGGCGTAGCCGGACGACTGACCCCAGCCGCCACGGGAAGATGTCTCCGATAACCTCGCGCTCGATTCCGTCACCGACGTCCACGGTGTCGCCGGACTCGATATCGGGATTGGCCCCACGGATGTACAGGTCACCGTCGGTCTGGACCATGCCGCTGCGGCCATCGCCCTCGTCAGTCGTTCCGGTAGACCCGGACGTAGAGGCCGATGGAGCCCAGCGGCACCGCGGCACCTCGAACTCCACAACCAGCTCTCGATCGCCGAATTTGTCGGTCTTGTAGCGGCGGACCGTCACCGTCTTCTCACGCCGGAAGTCGATCACCAGAACACGTCTCCCCTCTTGAACCAGGGGATGTGCTTGGTGCCGTATGGGTCGGCGAACCAGATGTCGTCGCTCTGGTAGTCGTCGCGGTAGGTCGAAATGGTGTAAAGACTGGAATTGCCGGGCCGGAAGCTCTCGCAGATCTTTCGCTCGTCTTCCAGCAGCCACGATCCAACCGCGTCATCCTTGAGCCGACGCAGGAACGGGCCGTCGCCCTCCTGGACCTCGGCGTCCGGGTTGGTGAACATCCGCCGGGCCACATCGCGGGTGATCTTGACGAGGATCTGCGGGGCATTGACCACCGGCTCCCCGTCGTCACCAAGGACCGGCTCCCCCTCATCGTCTAGCTCGATCCAGTCACGCTGGGAGACGTACCGCACAACGATCGAGGCGTCTTCCAGGCAAGCCATGGCCCGGTCCAGCTCAGCACCTTCCAGCGCGCCTTCTTCAAGACCAAGCCGAGCCTCCAACGCGCCGATGGACGCCAGGGGTGGCAGCAGCGACATGACGCCTCCGTAGGTCAGGGAAGTCGGGAAACGGCAAGGCGGCCACCGACGACCTCAGGCTCCGTGATACGCCCCTCGGCCACCAGGTAGTCCACCGCCTGCTTCACTCCAGGCAGGGACGGAGCGCCGTAGTCGTCGAACGCAATCACGGCGCCAGCAGCGAGGTGGGGCCGCCACGCCTCGAAGTCGTCGACTGCGCCCTCGAAGGAGTGGTCACCGTCGATGTAAATGAGGCCGACCTGCGGGCCGGTCCATCCGCGAGCGAAGTCCACGCTGAATGCCTGAACCAAGGTCACCTGACTCCGCACCCCAGCCTCGTGTACGTGCTGCTGGGCAAGGCGACGCTGCTTGGGGTCACGGAACTTGGCTTTGGGCTGGTCGGCGGTCGGCAAGTCCCAGGGGTCAACACCCCACACGTGTGCACCTTTTCCAGACTTAGCGCCATGCGCCAGCCAGCAGGTGGTCCGGGCGCGGAACACACCAATCTCAAGGATCGCCTGCTTGGCCGGTACAAGAGCCGCCTGGTCGAACGCCCAGCGAGAAGTCTCAATATTGGCCAGGCCGGTTTTCAGGTTCGGGTATCGCGACATGATTCCTCAGCGTTCGTACTGGCAGCGCTCGGGGAACAAGTCGCGGATGTACTCGCCTACTCCCTTGGGCCACCGCTTGTCCGATGTGGACACGAAGGTGCGCCGCGACCACCCAGTCGGCCGCTTCGCGTTGATGACTTGCTCCCCGCCGAGGTTGGCTAGGTTGCCGTGAATGGTGAGGACTGCATTTACCTTGTTGTCCTCGGCAATGTCGATCGCCTCGAGCATGTGCTCGGAGTGGATGACCTGGGGCACGTGGATGCAGTCATACGCCAGCGGTTCCTCGTAGCCGAGCCGCTCCAGCAGCAGGCCGGTTTCCTCGATGTCCCGCATGTAGAGCGTCTTCTCGCCCCTGGCGTAGTGGGTGGCTACGAGCTTGCGCACCGGTCCCCGGTTCATCGGGTGTAGCTCGGTGGGTCGGGTGACGAACACGTCGTCCCAGAACAAGATCCACTGGTCGTAGCGCTCACAGATAGCCCGGAGATTGTTCCGGATATTGGCTTGTTTGCCTCCGGTCTGCCGGACAGGAAGCGCTTCGACGTTAGCGACCCATCGTGGGATATACCCTGCGATGGTCACCCCGTCATGTTCGATGTTCTGAAGTGAGCGGAGGCTGTAGCGGAGCTGGTCCCCCGGGTCTCTAGGACCAACGGCGTAGCAGACTCTCACTACAGCCTCCGGCTCAACTACTCAGATCGATCAGGAGCTCGAGCTGGCAGAACCCTCGCCCAGCGTCAGCTTCACCGCGCGAACGAAGGTGGGCTGCTCCGTGATCTCGTCCACCGGGCCGTCAGCCACGACGTTGGTGCCGACGTAGCAGTCCACGATCGAACGCTCCTGCAGCTGCATCGCGTCGTAGTCGCGAATCCAACGCATCGCCAGACCGGCATAGGTCTGGGTGGAGCCGTCCACCACGCTCGGCGGCACGATCGGCGCCTGCAGCGACATGACGTAGGCCGTACGGTGGAAGATGAAGCCAACGTCGCTCGGCAGCGCGTTCGAGACGTACACCCGAGGCAAACCGGCGTAGCGGCCGATGACCGCGTCACGCAGCGCGCTGTTGTCGCCCGCCTTGTCGGCCTCGCTCAAGTGCTTGCTCTTCAGGATCCGAGCCTCGATCTCAGCACCCACGACAGCAATCCTGTCGTTGGTCGGAACGTTCGCCATGTTCAGCAGCTTGCGAGCCTCGATGAAGGTCTCGTACGGGTCCTCGTCCTCGTCCAGATCCAGCTCGTAGGCGTAGTCGGCACTGACCATCGTGTCGGCCAGCTTGTTCTCCAGACCCTCGGCCACAGCGCGGACCTGCGGGACCAGCACCTGCTCGCCGAACTGAGCGATGTCCAAGGTCAGCTGCTCGTCGGTGATCGCGACGGCGTTGTAGATGTCCTCGTCCAGGGTCACCGGGACAGCCGTCTCGGTCAGCTCGCTCAGCTCGATGATGCCGCGAGGCGCGTTCGCCGGGTTGTCGCCCTGGGTCTGACGCACACCGCGCAGATTCCGCGACCGAGCGGTCGTACGGGCCGGAACGCGCAGCGTGACAGTGTCGTCCAGGGCACCCCGGAAGCTACCGCCAGCGTTCCGCCACACCAGGGCTGGCAGCACGATCTCGCGCTCCAGAACACCAAGAGATGCGGCGGCAATCCTGTCCGCCTTCAAAAACGTGTGGGCCACAGCCGTGTTCCTTTCATTCTGAAGTCCCGGGCGTGGCCGCGAATGGCCGAATCAATGGATGAGTCGCGCCCGGTGGTACTTGTCAGCGAGGCCGGGGGATCAAGTCCGCGATCTTCCGGGGGTCGGTTTCCTCCGGCGGATCGGTGGGCTCACCGCCGCCACGGAGCATTTCCCTCGGAACCTCGGGGATCTTTCTCTCGGTCTCACTGGTCTTTGGTGCGAAACTGTCCAGCAGCTCATCGGCGTCTGCCAGCAGTTCCTCCTTGGTGGACCCGACGAGGCGCTTTGCTTGAGCAGGGGTCAGGCCCTTTTCCATGGCCACCTCGAGCCGCAGCAGCTTGTCCTCAGCTTCTTTGGCCCGCTGCTCAGCTCGAGTGAGCTTTTCGGTGGCCTTCTCGATCTCGGACTTCTTGGCGTCCTCCATCTCGCGGACCATCTGCTCGTACTGCTCGAGCTCTTTCACCCGCTTACGCAGGTTCTTCGCCTCGGCGTTGGCTTTGGAGATCTTGGCGAGAGCACGGTCCTTGTCGAAGGTCTCCTCCGGGGAGTTCTCGTCACCCTGTCCATGCGCCTCGGTAGCCGCGTCGAAATTGTTCTCAGCCATTTCTGCGTCTGCGCTATTGGCAGGGGCAGCGTCGCTGAAAGCGGCAGCAGTCTCTCCAGACACAATTTCCTCCAAGGGATAAAAGACGCCCACCTGGGGCATAGAAAACCCCGAACCGGGATTGGCCGGGGAAACCTTTAATCGTTGTGGCCGTAACGCTCGTTATAGAACTTGCGCCACTCTTGGGCTGTCGGGCTGCGGCCAAGTATTTGGCTCAGTTCTTTCCAAGCAGCCTCGAATTCCCGCCCACGGTCCGGCCACTCATCGTCCATACTGAAAACCGGCACCACTGTGCATTGGCAGTGATCGTGGAACAGCTCTCCGAACACTCCGGTGCCGCGAAGAACCGACGGTGCGTCCTCGCCTTTGCGAGATGCCGAGAAGCGAGAGTGGTACACCGGGCCGCGGGAGGCGAGCATCGCACAGAACCAGCACGGATTCGGGCCGGTCTTTCGTGCCCAGCGCAGCGCCGCCTCGTCACGCACAATCGCGTCGAACGTGGCGTCCCGGCCCCCGTTGAGCACGTGCCGCCCGGCAGCCCCGGAGACCTCGACGAACGCGGTGTTTCGAGCATCCTCGAGCAGCATGCCCTTGCCGACACGCTTCTTGATGCCGACCGGGCCGAGCACCCGCATCGAGGTCTCGATGGCCTCCCGCGGCGGGATCAGCCCAGTAGATCCGCGGAAGGATGGTGACGAGCCAAGCTCGTAGCTGCGGTATTCCTCGTAGAACTCGATGGCCAGCTCGGCAGACCGGCGGCGGTGCGCGACGATCAGCGCGACGACCTGACGGAGCCAGCTCGGCGTGGTCTCGTCCAGCCGATAGGGGTCCAGCGACAACCAGAGGGTGGCCAGCTCCAGAAGCATCTCCGAGCGCAAGCCAAGCTGGGCAGCGCGGTGCCGCTCAGCCGCATAGATGGCCTCCGCGGTCGCCATTTACTCCGCCTCGCCGCCTTGGTTGTTGCCGAGGAGGTCGCGGGTCTGGCGCTCGAGCTCGGCCTGGAAGTTCTCCAAGGCGTTGTCCTCGGCCATCTGCTTCCATTCCTCGACGTCGGACTGCTCCACGCCGGGGATGCGGCTCCACAGGGCCTGCTTCGGCACACCGAGCATCTGGGCAGCCTTGCCGTAGGCGTCGACGGCCTGCGACAGCGAGCGGACCTCCATGTCCTGCCAGGTGACGCGGCCATGCACGTCCTCGGCGTCCTCGAAGTTGCCCTCGAGGTAGGCCCCCAGACGCAACCACTGGGCGTACTGCGAGCCCAGGGCCTGCTGCCAGTCCGAGGTCTTGCGCATCTGCCCACCGCGGGCTGCGACCAGGGCGTCGGCCGAGAGGTTGACCAGCTGGCCAGTCAGCTCATAGGTCGGCGTCTGGCTGATAGAGGCCAGCGTCTCGACGTCCCACTGCGCGGCGCGGATGAAGCCATCCAGCGGGGTCTCCGGCAACGCCCCGAACTTGGTGTCCGGGCTATCGGAGACGAGGATGTCGCCATGCCGGAGCTGCATCATGAACTGCTGCATCTTCTCCGGGTCAGATGGCTTCTCCAGGCCAACCGCAGTACGGACCTTCCAGCTTTCGAAGTGCTGGACCAACAGCCGGTCGTAAGTGGTCTTGTTCAACCGCTTGACCATGCCGATGAACGGTTCGACCTGCCCATAGCAGCGGCCGTCGATGTCCGGCATGCCAAACTGCACGACCGGGGGGTGGTAGAAGCCGTGAATCCGCGGCTCGATGTACTCCGGATCCCCACCATCAGTCGGCATGTCGATCCGGTGCACGAACTTCTCGTCGTAGAGCTCGAGCAGGAAGCGCCTGCCCGGGGCCTCGTGAACTTGCAGCCAATACATCGGCCACTCGTCCCAGGCCGGGTCCTGGTAGACGGCGTACGCCCACCGCGGACTGATCGGCTTCAGCACTGATCGCGGGCCGTCACGGTCCTCACCCGGCAACGCGAGACCGAAGGCATACCCGTAGGCCAGCGCCGCCTTGTTGATCTGTCCGTGCCTACGGTCGAGCCGATTGGCCAGCCACAGCTCCCACGGCCGGGCGTTCTCGTCGCCAGGGTTGGCGTCGTGCGAGGACTTGTACCCGTCGACCCGCAGCCCCTGCGCGACAGAGTTGACCACCAGCCAAAGCCAAGGCGAGTTGGACAGCTCGGCGAGCTTCTTGTGCTCTTCGGTGGCCGAGCGGGGGATCCTGACCGGCTCCTGCTTCCAGTGCGCCCAGAAGTCGAGCCAGTCAAGCCGGGCCCGCTCCTTACGCCACCGCTCGAACAGATCCTCCGCGGCCTCAAGGGCAGTCTTCCGCTCCGCGGCGGACACGTGTGGCTCAGCCATTAACACCGCCCTTTCAGAACCAGAGCTGGCCTGCGCGCTTCTTGTTTCCCTTTGCGCGCTCGGCCAGGAGAAGTCGTCTGACCATGCGGGCGCCGATCATTGCGACGGCCGCGTCGATCTTTCGAGAGGAATCCGGACTCTCTTTCGAGATGGACTCCGTGTTAAACCGGGTGATGTGCACGACGGCGTTCATCACGTGCCGCTGCAGCGCCGAGTTGCCGTCGTGGGTGAACGCGACCTCATCGGCCTCGATCTCCCCGCGGGTCAGCTCACACGCCAAGCCGAAGTCGTACACCTTGCTCCGCATGTCCCACGCGACCGGCTGCGGGTCCTTGCCGCCCGGAACGGCGTGAATCTCGAGCTGGTCGGCGTAACGCCGCGGCCACTCCACCTTGGCGAAGTGCTCCCATTCCTTGACGTCGGAGAAGAAGCCGACAACCTTGTAGGTCTGGAACGCCTTTTCAACCGCTGCGTCGACGGCGTGAATGTTGACGGTCTCGCGCTTGTCCTTGTCGTGTGAAACCCCGTTCGGTTCCCAGATCCCCAGGGTGAACACATGGCCGTCCTCGACACAGCAGCCGATAAGCGCCGAGGCATCTCGAGACAGCGAGCCGTCGAAGAACATCACGATCTCTTCGCCCGGCTTCNCGCGACGGTAGGGCTGGTGGCCAAGCTCGGTGTGCCCGTCCGCGGCCAGCCGCTCCCACTGCTCCTTGGTGACCCAGGCGTTGCTGCGCGCCGTCGGCCGGTTGCCATACTTGCGCATCGACTCGTCGAGGGTCGACTTAGCCGGGTCTTCCGACACGCGGCTATAGATCTCGTCGATGATGGAGTCGATCGGAGCCCAGTAGCAGTCGTCATAGACGAACTCGAGGCCCTTACGCAACTCGTCCGGGTTGGCCCAGTCGACATCGGCCGGAATGACGCGGGCGTCATACAGAGTCCCCGCCTTGGCCCGGGAACGGCCTTCCTGCTGCAGAACCCAGTCTTCCCAGTCCCGCTCCGCGACCGAATCCTCACCCGGCACCCAAGCGTTGCAGGTGGTGAGGATCCGGGCGCCTTCGGACTTGGTGATGTTACCGCGGACGGTGTTCATCAGGGCATGGCCGCCGTTGGAGGCCTTCCAGTGCTCCGTCTCGTCGGCGATCAGAAACGTCGGCAGCGCACCCTCGATACCGGGCGCCGAGGACGTCTTGATCTCGAGCTTGCCTGCCGGGGGCCGGTAGTACTGCTCCTTGCCAATGTCCAGGCCGAACTCNTCGACGATGCGGCTGCCCTTGTGGGCGTAGGCCCAGACGTTCCGCATCGTGTTCGACGTCTGGTCTTTGTTCGTCGCGATGATCTGGACCAGCGGCATGTCGACCGGCTTGCCGACGCAGCCGCCCGGGCGCTTTGGGTCGAAGTCTTTGAGCCGGACCGGGAAACACAACTCCGCCAGCGCCAGCACCGCGGCGAACGGCGACTTGCCACTACCTTTGCTCAGCCGACGGACGCCGTAGCGGTACAGCCACTGGCCGTCTTCGTCGACGGCGTACCACCAGAGCAGGAACTTGATCTGGTTGTCGGTGAACTCGAAGCGCTGCCCGGCCCGCTTACCGCTAGGTTGCCGGAGGTACTTCGCTGCGGCCCGCACCACTTCCCAGCCGAGCGTCAGTTTCGGCAGCCCGTCGGGAAGGGTGGTCAGCCGGTCAGCTGGCGCTACCGAAGCGCTCTGCTGCTCGGATGACAATGTCATCGGCCGCTTCCTCGTCAGGGTCAGCCATCGACTCGCGGGTCAGCTCGATGCCCATGCGGCGCCGGTCGCCCTCCGAGATGCCTAGCGAGGTGAAGGACTTCAGGTAGGCGGCCAGGTTGGCGCCTTTGAGCGGGACCTTGCGCCAGAGCTCTTCGCCGGTGCGCTCGTTGATGCCGACGAACTGGTCCTTGAGGTCACGCGAAATGGACTCGCACGTCAGGAACAGCTGCATCACATCCGACGGCTCCCAGAAATAGGATTCGCCGGATTCGAGCGCCGCCAAATAGAACCTCTTGGCGATGTAATGCCATTCCTCTGGCGGCTCAGGAACTTCGAAGCCGTCCGACGCTGGGGCGCTTGTGATCGGTTCGTCTGGCTTGTTACGCCTTCGTCTAAGTTCTGATCGTTTGGGAACCGGCCCACGCTGACCCATCAGATACCTCCAGGGGTGAATTTTCGCCCTCCAGGGGCCAAGGGACGCTCTTGTTCCCTCAGAGATAGGGGACCAATCCGCCCCTCGGGGTCTTTGTCCAATCAACAGTCAAAGCGTCGCCGTCCTCACCTAGGAAAGCATGTGCCTTACGAATGGGGCCAGTGTCATGACCCACCAAAGACGGCAAACCTCGGTGATCCACCAGAGAAGGGACAGTGTACCAACACCGCCATCCCATCTCGTACTTGTAGAAAGCGCCGACCGCATGGTCATAGTTGGACCGCGGCGGCTCATTCACACCCACGTAATTTTCGGACCAGTCCAACATGTCCTCGATCGTGTACACGGGGGCGATAATCGCCGGGCCCCAATACAAAGAGCCCGTGTGAATCCACGACTCACCCCGAGTCGCGGCAGCCCGCAACTTCCGGCGGATAGTGAACTGATCCGGCCGCCCAGTACCCGTGTACGCCGAAACCAGACCATCAGGTCCCAGCACGTCCAAAGCCTTCTCAAGACCCGCGGTCAGGTTACCGGCGGCCAGCACATCGTCCTGGATAACCATGTGGTAGTCGGCCGACGAGTCCGCGGCCTCCCACGCTCGACGGCCGGTAGTCCAACGCTGCTTATTATCCGCTGACGGAACCGGATTAGTGTCGTAGACGATCGGGGCGTTACCGCCGAGCTTGGCTTGGACGTACTCGGCGGCTTCCTGCCGAACAGGGTGCGCCATAATCGAGACGCTTAGCCTCATTTGAATCTCTTAACGTCCTCGATCGACTTCAGTTTCTTAAACCGAAGCCACCGGTTCCAGTTGCGGATATACAGCGGGTCCTCAGCGCGCTCTTCGCGCGTAGAAGCCGGGGGATGCCACAGGTGGTAGGCGGCGCCGGAAACCCTCAAAGGCTCACCAGAAGCCAGAGTCGCCGCGTGCCAAAAAGCGTCGTCCTCGCCGCCCCAGCTCCGGTAACCCTCGTCGAAACCACCGACGGCCTCAAACACTACCCTCGGAACCACGATACAGATCGACCGGTGATCCCGCTTAACCTGGGTGGGCCGCGGAACCTTTGCAGGCCTCTTCGGGTTCTTCAACAGCTGCTTTGTCGTGGCCTCGTTCAAACACCAAAGCTCAGTGAACGCCGACACCACGCAGCCAGTCTCGCGGGACTTCTTAACCGCAGCCTTAAGCTGCTCCTCCGGCACCCACGCATCACCGTCAGCGACAACCGCGACATCCCAGTTACCGGCGATGTGCGCCGCCGTATTGATCGCCTCAGAACGGTTAAACGGGCCAACCACGTGGTAACCCTCGACCACCCGGAAGTCCTTATAATCCGGCCAGATCCGGGTCTTCACATACCGCCACAGCTCGTCGCGATGCCCATTGTCGTCGCGCCTCGGAACCAGCACCGGGATCGGCTGCTCACGAAACTCCGCGTACAACGGCAGAGAATCTCCGTCCACCTGCCGCCACAACAGGTGCTTACGATGATCGGCCGACGTGATCCCCGACTCATCCTGGTCCCGGCAGCGAAGCTGTGGGTTAATCACGTCCATGAACGGGTGCTCAGTCAGCCCCGCCCGGTTAGCCCGGCGCGAAAAACATTCGTGGAATCCGCCCCGCTTACCCCACGCGTTGTGGAAACCCCCGATCTCGTCCACAACCTCGCGAGTGAAGTACAACATAGGACCGCGGGACAGGTCGAACACACGGTGCTGGTTATCCCGGCGAATCTCCCGGATCGGCCAGTGGTCCGGCGCAGTCTCAAACTGGAACTGAAGATGCTTAGCCGGAGACACCACATAGGGAACCCACCAGTCCCCGCTAGTGGGGTAGCAGTCATCGTCGAACAGGAAAAAGTGCTCAACACCAGCCTCGTACAGAAGCTCGATGCACTTATTCTTGGCTGCGGGGGTACCGCGGTTGACCCCGAACCTGTGCAGCACCCATCCTTCAGGAACCGTCACCGGCTTAGGGGACCCGTCGTCGACCACTACGAGCACCGAGCCCTCGGGGAGCTTGCCTTCCATCTCCTGTATGGTCCGCTGAAGCATCTCCGGGCGGTTGAATGTCGTGATCGCAATCCCGATTCGGGGGATCTCACTCGGCTTAGAGAACCACGGCGCCGAAAACGACGACTCCGGGATATAACGGATTCCGTTAATTACAACGTCTTGGAACTCGACATCCTCGCCGCCGGACACTGTTCCCCCTTAGCAATAACGTCTCCAATACCCAGACGAGTACTGCCACCACGCCGCGGTGCCCGCGACGGCATAAGCCTCACCATCAAAATGTGTTCTGACCTGCGGGTTCGCTCTCAGTGACGAGCGATCACCCAGCGAACTTAAAAACCCGTACACACCCTCAGGC